CACTTCTTCACGCTTTCTGTCTTCTAAGATTTTAATTAGTAATGGCTCATATTTTTCTTCCTTTAGTTTCATGGGCTTGTGGCACTCCCGACAAAGAGTAATCCCATTACTTAATTCATATCTTAATCCAAGATAATCAGCAAACCTCTTAATATGGTGGGGTTCCAAGTATACTCCTCTCTCCCCACATACTTGACAAGTATAATCATCTCTTTTAAAAACAGCCTCTCTCCAATTTTTAAACCGAGCTCTGTTGCGTGCCAACTTATTTGGTTTTGTTACTCCCCCCTTCCAAGCCGAGCTTTTAGAGCCTCTATGCGCTTTGGACATTTTGTCTTTGGTTTCCTGTGACATTTCCCTACCCAAAACATCCCATGTTTTTCCTCTTAATGATTTACTTAAATTTTTACGATGTTCCTTAGTTCTCTTGTGCCCCAACATACTCCTTCTGTTTATTTCGGATTGGGACCATCTTTTTATTTCGTACTCCCCTAACCTATGTCTAACCACATCTTTAGATACCCCGAAATGTCTGGCAATTTGCCCCGTAGTTAGCTTCTTATCTCTATAGAGCTCCCGCAATTCTTCTCTCGGTAGGTTTATTTTTCTAGACATAGTTGTAATTATAACTCAAGAAGTAGGTTGTTTTGATTATCCGCGGGCTTCAAACTCATTAACAAACCCCCGTCAGTCTTTATATATGGGAATACTTGCTTTTCTAGCGTTACTACCTGCGACCGTTTTCTGTCCATAGTCAGAACCATGGTTTTAGTTTGATAGCCTGATTTGGAGATGGTGAGGGTAAAAGGACTATATTCAGTTTCTCCAATTCCCTGATATTGTGTGGTAAAAGTTAGCGGGTCAAAGTGATGGTCTAAATGGGTAACTGTCTGTTGGGTAATCAGCCCATCGGCATCAGTGGTAACCGAAAACTCACTTGTTCCGTCTTTGTTTGCCATTGAAACTGTTGCCCCGCTAATTCCCGTTCCTGCTATGTCCTGCACCTTTAAGTCAAAAGTATATTTCTCATAAATATGCCAGCCGTGAGCACCTGTTTGGGCTGATTCCTGTATTCTTGTCAGCATGGGCGTTCCGCTTCCTTTCCCTGTTATTCTTATCCTAAACCAATAACCACTTACGCCATTTATTGTTGTAGTAGCAAAACCTTCCACTCCTGTATATAGGAAGCCAGTAGTTGTGAAATTTAAGGTCATGTCCCAAGAAAAAGGAACTGCTGTCCAGCCAACGTTTTTTTTATAGTACTCAACTACATAAGTATAATCATTCGCCTGGCTGGAAATCGTAAAATAAAGAGAAGACTGATAGGCTGTCCAGATTGCTTGTCGTAAAGGCTTGATATATAAAATATCACCCACATCACCGTTTATCGGAACATCGTTAATAGTATCGTTGGTCGCTTCTGTTGTGTAGTCGGTATAAGTTCCTGCCGAGTCGTCGTAGAAAAAACAATTAAGGATGTTTGACTTCCCCCCGCCGCTTCTTGATATAATAGCTGTTGCGGAAGTCGTGCCTTGAGTTCCAAGCGAGGAGATAGGGTTAATAAGGTTTAATATCTTCGCATGTCCCAACTGTCTCCAGTTAAAATAAGGCCCTGCAAAATTTCGATAAAAATCGGCATTGGTAAAAGTACCTCCAAAATTATAGAAAGCTGCACTTCTTGCATTTAGGACAATATATGAACGGTCAAAAGTTGATGGTGGACGACCCCAGATTCCGCCCGTGTTGTTACCTTCGGAAATTAAATTGCAGTTTCTAACAACACAAGTGCCGCTTCTTGCAAACTTCATTCCCGCCCCCGCCTCAAAAGTGCATTGAACATACGTTCCAGCTATAAAAACAGGATACACTTGCAAATATGACTTATTATAACCCGCATCAGCGTTATAGGTATAACTTCCGATATATGAACCATAAAAATTATTATTTGCCCTCAGGTTAAGAGAGTTTTCGCCTGAATAGCTAAACATTAAAGCTGAACCGTGTACCCCGTAATAGTCACTAATTCGTGTTCCAAGCTGGAGGTAGTCAAAATCATATAATGTTCGTCCACCATTGCCAAGATAGACAGTTTCATCGTTGCTTGTCATATAGCTTGAAATAGTAAGGCTACAATGGTTAAAACAAAACGACTTGCCATTTTTGGTTGCTCCGACTTCAGGATAATCGGTATTCAGATAGTCGTATATCAAGTCAAAAGTGCAGGGACTTCCCTCTGTGTAGTCGGTAACCGTAACCAAACCATCGTGTGTTTTGACTTTATCGGTAGTAGTTGCCCCACCTTCGGTAACAGCAGTAAAAGAAACAAGACGACATCTTATCCAGAAGGTATTTACTCCATTAACTGTTGTGGAATACTGTTGAACAGGAGGAATAGGAAACTTAACTGTATTTGTTCCTGTTTTCGTAAAGCCCTCTGTTTCGTCATTAAGGCGTGGAATAGTTTTCCAACCGTTACTCCAATGCTCCCAGATTAACACAACATCAGTCCCCGCCAAAGCTGTTCCTACATTTACTTTAATATCGCTTATATTAGGAGTTCTTCTTGAAAAATATATTGCATCATCGGCTGTTGGTGTATCGGGAAACAAATCAAAAGCAGTAGAGTCCTTTAGGTTTGCAGAAAATACCGTTCCCCCGCTTGTTGCAGTATAAATATAGCTACAGTCGTAGTCGGTGTCATTATAGGCAATCGTCCCCATATTATTTCAACAACTCCTTAATTACATCTATTCTTGCTTGATAGCTTTCTTTGTTTATCATGTAAAAAGGATGATACATTCTCCCCATCTCAACCAACTCTTCATTACTTGGTTCAGTAGCATTAAGCTCACTTTCTAAGCTTTCTTTTTCTCGCCTTAATCCTTCTAAATCAATTATCTCCTCAATCACTCTAAAGCGAGTAGCAGTCTTGCCGTCTGCACTTTTTACTATTTCTTCTTTTATTTCTGATTTATCTGATAATCCTCTAGTCATAGTTTAGCACCTCCCTTATTCATCTGGTGGGTCGTCATAAACTAATGCCGTCGGGTCTGCCCAAGCCGCTGATACTGCCAGGCCGAGTCGTCGGTGGTATCTTTGCGCATTACTTTCCAATTGGTGCCGCCGTTCTCCTTAAAGCCCATATACTCATAGTCGCCAGAAGTTTGTTTGCCCATATATTCATAAGTAATACCGATAGCGTCAATGATATCGTCTTGTTTGGCGGAGGTGGCCGCCCCCGAAGGAAGAGCTGACTCACTAGTCTTTACCCTAACAGAAACATCACCAGAGCCATCTTCTGCAAATTTGTCGTGTTCTAGCTGTCTTACATCTTTTGGAAGAGCCATTTTAACCTCCTACACCCTGAGCTTGTAATTTATGGTTTAGCTTTTGGTTTTCTCATTATGCCAAACCCAAACTCTGGGCTTCTCCATTAGTATGAGTAATAATTATTTGTTTAATTTCGTCTGGTGCAGAAGCAAAAGTATTAGTTTCTATAAAATCTCTATGTGCCATATTGTGTCGCATATCGGCTCCTTCAGTGGGCGGTAAAGCCTCTCCGTTCATCATCGCTGTATTTTCTTTATCAGCTAAGGCGACCATTTGGTCTTGCTGTCCCCCACCTTGACCCCCCTCTTCTCCTCCTTGATTACGACCAGCAATTTCAGCCTGTAAAACGTGTTGTTCTAGTCGTTCTGAGCGGGCCTTTTCTGAAAGCTCGTTAATATTAGCAAATTCAAACTGTCGCAAAATCTCTTCGGCAGGAATTATGCCTAGTTGACCAAGTTTAAGTAGGGTTTCTCTTTGGGCCTCTCTAGTATAACCAAGCCAAGAACCAATTTTGACAACCACCTCATCTTCTCCAGTAATTACGGTTGTATCTTCTGGTCGCTGTTCAGCTCCAGAACCGATAACTTTCATAAATTCTTGCCCCTCTTCGGGTTCGGTAACCCTGATTACCCTAGAAGTGGTATATTTGTCAGCAATAATTTCCAATATCCGTTTACCAATAACTGATAAAAATGACTCTAATGATTGAATAATTCCTTCTAGGTTGTTAGAGTCGGCCGCTTGTAAAGCCTCAAGGGTTCGGCCTGACCTTGCCCCAGCCGGTAATCTACCCAAAGCGGCGTCATGAGAACCCAATATATCCTCGACATACATTCCTACCTCAGAAGATAATGAGTCTAGTGTCTGAGGAAGAGCCTGAATTGGCATTTGTTCAAACTTTCTATTAGGATTAACCTCAACTACCGACCCCATTTCATTAGGAATTTCTTTCACCCCATGACCCTTTTCGGCAATAAGCCGATAAACTAACGCCTGATTAACATACATTATTTTCTGAGATAAGCTCCTGTCTAATAACTTGTTTAACGGAATGGCGTCTGATACCCAGGGATTATGATAAATTTTTAATGGGTCCATGGGGATTTGCATTAAGTAAAGGGGAAACTCTGTATCTGGCATGGCCTCATCTCTTAAAACTTGGCCACCACCATAAGTAAGAAGTCTAATATTGCCACCCTCCTCGTTCTCCTCATCCTCATACAAAAAAACTTCTCTAATTGAAACAGAAGGAATGTCGTTAGTTACTTCTCCCCGCTCTTTTCTAATAATTCTGGCCTTCATGTCCGAGGCCGCCAGGTCTTCATCAGTTTCTACCTTATTCCTGGTCTTCTTATCATAACGCTCATCAGCCTTAACCGCCTCTAGTGACCGCTTAATGGTTTTAATGATATAGCGACCATGAACCTTGCCATATTTCATATATGCGTCTGGGTCAACCCAAATGTTAAAGGGGTCATGAAGGTCAATGGAAACTTCTCCCATACCACCAGAAGCCTTTTCATCCCAACCAAGTTCTACCCAGCCAACCGAGGTCAATAAGGCGTTGTCAACAACACTGCTAAAAAGAGTCTCCAGGTGTAATTTGTGATAAACATAGTCTAGCAATTTACCGTTTCTTCTGGCGGCCTTAATTGTTTCTTCATCAGTATCAAAGGGGATAACCTCCCACTTTGGCTTAGAACGGGTGCAATAATTCCTAATTGCCCTGACTGAGGCGTTTATTTTGTTGACAGTTGCCCTAACTTCTCCTCTCTTTTTGGGCGGTCTTTCAATACTATTAGTAACAGAGTTATAGGAAATATAGTGATTGCCCTCTAAAAACATGTGGTTTAGATACCACTTGAAGTCAAATTTTCTTCGAGAGGCTTTTGAGCCGTTTAGGAGTTTTTCGCAGTGGGCGATTTTAGTGTCGCTTTCGACGTTTTCCCACTTTTTATTATCAATTTTCATAGATTATCTTCGGCTGAAAGTAACTTATCTATATCTACCTCATCTACTGACTGATAGGGGCTTTCTTCTTGTGGTTGGGTCTCTTCTGGTTTCTCGGTTACTCTTTTGTATTCGTCAACATCTCGGCTCATTAACTTCATTTGAAGTTTTTCTCTTTCTTGACGGTTAAGAAAGTCTTGATAAACAATATACAAAAACTCAACAATGGCCACAACTGCCAGAAGGTATAGCATAATTAAATTATAGCATAATCACCAATTCTCACCCATAATCTCATCAACCGGTTCTTGTTTGTTAATATGGGCTCTTAATCGGCTTTCCATTCCTGATAACCGCTCTTCTTCTGCCTGAGAACTCTCAGCCGGAAACTCTAAGGTGGCAATATCAGCTAAACAGTCAATAACATCATCATATTTGGAGTTGGGGAATTGAAGTAGTTCGGTTTCTAATTCTTCCATATTCTTCTTAATAAACACCTTACCACCCTCAAATCGTGGCTGTAGTTCGGCCCTTATTCTAGTTTCCTTTTCTAGTGGTGGCCGAGCCTTAATTTCTGTTAACGGCAAATACTGCCCTCGAGTCTCTTCTTCTTTTAATATTGGCGATAATATTCCTTGCGATTGGCCAACCACCTCAATACTCATACCAATAGGAGCAAATCGATTATAAACAGAAAAGAGGTTGTCAATCAGCTCCGATACTGTCCAGCGACCCCTTCTGACCTCTAAAACATACCAATTAGATTCCTCATCAACGCCAACGGTAACAATGGCCGAATGGTCAGCGCTTGACTGTTGAGAGAAGGCGGGGTCGCAGGCTGAGAAAACGTTTAGTCCTTCGGGGCGACCCTGATAATATTTAATATCAGACTTTTTAATTAAAGCTGAGTCTTTATCTACAGGTGAGTTAAGATAAAAACTGGAAAAAAGATAACTGCCGTGAAGTTCTTTCAGCTCCTTTAGCTTTTCCTCGTTATAGCGCTCAGGAAAATAAAAAGAGCCATCTTCATTATAGGCTCCCCGAATATAAGAATTGATTTTACCACCCAGCTCATCAAGTAAGTAAGAATAAAGCTCATAGTATGTCCATCTCGTGCCGATAACAAGCATAGTTCCGTTAGGCTCAAGCAATGATAGGGATTTTTTCCACCAATCAATTACCTTCTCTGATTGATAACGGGTAGCCGAGTTTTCTGAATTAACTAAGTCATCAGCCACAATCCAATCGTAGTGCTGAGAAACAAGGTTGCCACCCACTCCAGTAGCAGTAATAGTCGGCTCCCTAGTGGATAATCCTCTCCCGACTACCTCAATTTCATCTTCATTCCATTTTAAGTTCTTATCATAAGATTTACCGTAAAGGTCGGATAGATTTTTGTTGTTGCGGAGATGGTTTTTAATATCGCCCAAAAATCTTTGAGCATTAGCGAGTGTGGCGTTGGCGATTAGCCCTCTGGTAGAGCGATTCTTGGCGATTTGCTGTAACGACCAGCCAACGGTAAAAAAAGACGACTTAAATGTTCCTCGTGGCACTAGAAGAAGATTTATTCGTGAAGAGGAAGTCTCAAACCAATCGGCCCACTCACCGTGAACATGGGGAACAAGCATTTTTCTCCTGCTTTCCTTTTCTTCAAGAATATATTTGTTAAAAAAATAAAGGTCTTTTAGTCCCCGTTCTTTTTTTTTAGCCAGTAAAGCCTGGTAAAGCTCTAATTTTTTGTCTTCCATCGCTTCTCTAAGGCTAAAATTACATCTGTCTTATTCATTCCTGGCGTAAAGTCCTGCCCTAATTCGCTAACCAATCTTTTCCAAGTCCAGGTATCATATTCGGGCATACTTTTTTCCCCAGCGTGAGCCATTTCTTCCCTAACTTCTTCGGTATATTCTTCTAGGCCGGTATTGGCCTTTCTTAAAGCATGATTGGCCGCTACCCCGTCATAGTTTATCACCTCGTTTTTCTTATGAATGAAGATTCGGCCCCCACACATAAACTCGACTGTTTTGCCGGTGCGATTAACTAATACTTTTGGTTCATATCTCATTGTCTATCACCTCCCAGCTCTTGTTGTAACTGTTTTATTTTATCATCTAACTCTTTACCAGAAATATTTAGGTTTAGACGTTTGGTTTCTGTTTTTTGGGGGGCGTAAGCTCCGCTGACTTTGTTTATCTCCTTAATATACTCTAAAATTACTCTGCGGTCATATTCAGACTCACCGTCTTTTGTTTGTATCTTGGCGTCTAACCCCTCTGATAAACGCTGTTCAACCTTCGAATCGGCCCCGATAATCTTCTTTTCCATTAGCCCATCAGTTAAGGCTTGGCGGAAATTGTCCCGCTTCATATTTTTATTAGAGATTACCGCCGCAGAGTTCTTGGAAGAAACGTTATAGTATTTTTCGGTAGCCGCTGTTAAGTCAAGCCCCTTGCCCTCCTCAACGCCCTTAATAGCTTCTTTTATAGTCAGGTCTTGTTTAGGAGTTAAGCCATACTTATTTTTCATCTTTCTTTTTTGACTCATAGGCAACTAAACTCATTAAGCCAAATCGCTCACACTCCTCATTAGTACAAATAGCAAATTCTTCATTACCAAACTCAACATCTATGACTGGCTTTCGGCACTTATAACAGAGCCTTATTTGTTTAAATTTAACCACGTAATTTTTTTAATTTTTCATTAAACTCAACATGGCCTGGGGCGTTGTCGGCTAAATGATGACACTTGGCACATAACAACACCGTGTTATCAAAAGTATTCTCTCCGCCCTTAGAGCGTCTTTTCAAATGATGAAAGCTAAGAGCAAAATTCCCCCCACAAGCCTCGCAATAAGTAATACCTTTGTCTTTATACTCGGCAATCAGTTTCTTTTTGGCCTTTTGCCACTGTTTGCCTTTCTTACCAATCATTCAAACCTCTTATTTTATTCACCCCTTTTTAATGCCAATAATAGTTCGCCCATTCATCTTTACCTTCTCAAAAAAATCTTCTTCATTCTCATATAAGTCGTATTTTTCCCTTAACTTGTAATAATCTTTTTCTTTAAGAAGAAACCTCTTTTCTCCTTGGCTGTATTCTACCCGACCACAAATATAATCGGCAAAATCTTCGTTAATATTGTTTTCTTCTGTAAAAACAATCATTCTAATATTTCAATCGCTTTCTCTACCGCATCCTCGGCATCTCTTACTGCCTGAAAGCCTTCAGGCCAAGCATCTAAGTCAAGCCAAGAATCAAATAAATAATCTTTGTTCACTAATCCAATTAGCTTTTCCAGTTTAGCAGTAATCTCTTTCTTTCTTCTCCTTTTCTGTCTGGAATTAGCAACATCAATTTGACGTGTCTTTTCAGCCCGAAATAGACCTAAACGATTTTCTATCTTTTCCCACAATGTGCTGGGAGCAGAAATATAAACAGACTTATTTGGAACCCTCAAATACTTTATTTTGCCTTAACGGTATAATCACCATATTGAAATACGGCCTCACCTGATACTCCAGCGTCAATAATTCTCTTCTTATTCCTAAACAAACATTCAATAATATGCTCCATGGCCTCTTGTTTGCTGGCAAAACCATTTCTTTGCCAATTGGGAGTGAAAGTGCTTTTAATCTCCATTTCCCCCTCACTGCCTCGCCTTACTGTCTTGACCTTCAATGACGACTTCTCTGTCTCCTTACTGACTCGTTCCCTGTAAGCGGCTTGCTTACAAACATCATCACAATACTTGGCCTTACTATCTTGAGGAAGCTGTTTGCCACAATACTCGCACTTCATTTAAATTCCAACAAATAATAACTATCAGCTTCTTCTATACCTAAGTATAGCACTAACAATAACGAAAGTCAATCGTTACGTAACAGCCCCTTTTCCCCAAAAAGACAAACCCCCGTATTTTAATCGTCTTTAGCCTCAAATCCGTTACGTTTGTTACCCCATTTCGTTACGGTTGGGCCAATAACCGTAACAAAAACCCAAAAAAAATATTACAAAATTGAGAGAGAGGTGTTACCCTTATTTTAGAATCTAGCTACCCAACCCAACACCACCCCCCCCCTACCCTGTGCCTAGCAGCAGCTGCTTAGGGGTGCTGATAGGGCTAGCATATTGAGGCTAGAAGTGCTAGAAGGTGTGCCTGGAAGAGGTGGGGGGAATGATGTAAGCTCTCCCAACCCTTACTCCATTACCTGATAACTGATATTAACTTCTTTTAGTAGTGTTTTTATAACCTAGGATTTTAGATATGTGGGCGGAGAGGATTATCAACTTTAGCAACCGTTGCTCTTCTTCTTACCGTGGCGCTTAACCCTCTTTAACCTATTATTACCTCTTGACAATGGTTTAAGACTATGCTACATTAGAACTATGAAGAGTAAAGAACTTGGCAACCTAGCCTTTAATAAGCTGTTTAAGAGAGCCTACACTGCTGAAGATAAAGAGGCATTAGAGGCCGTCAAAGAGTTTGAAGAGCAAGAAAGACATGAAAATAGGTTACAACATTACCATTAAAGACGGAAAGCAGGTTATTAGGCGGGTTGAGTTTGAAAAGCCTAACAGTCCTGTCTTGGAGTTTATATGTGCTTTGCTTTGTTTATTAATACCGTTATTATTTTTGATTATATTAGGGGGTGAGACTAAATGAATTATCTAAAAACAATGGAGAGCCTTTGGCAAGAGGTAGAGCTAAGAGCTAAAAATAACTATGGTGATTTTGGAACCGGAGAGGAGGTCGAGGGTAATATAAATGTTGCTATCCAAGAATTGGCCGACGAAATGAAACTAAGTGAAGAGGCGGTGAAGGTCAAACATTCAATCTCGGTTGATGTTGGCCTTGAATGATTGAGTCTTTACTTGACTAATTAGCCAGTCTAGTTAGTCAAGATAAGGATTTAATAAGGAGGTGATAATCAGTGAACATATCAATAAAAATAAACGATAATTGGAGAATAAAAAACAACTGGGTAGAAAATAACAGAGGACTAGGGGCAAAGGTGATTGTAGAAGACAACCTCTTTTACTTTGATAGTGTAGCCCACTTACCCAATTATATTTGGGAGAAGGTGATAAGAATATATCAAGACAAGGGTCTAAAACACGCTATCGATATTAGCAATATTTAACACGGTAACTTGACTTTTTTAACAACCTGTGATTATCTTGGTTTATGACCCCTGCTCAAGAAAAACCAAACCCCGCTCTTTTAATCGGTGGCTTGGTTTAATGGCTACTTTGGCCGGTCTAACAACCACTTATCGGGCCACTCATTTAATGGGTGGCTCGGTTTGTTTAGGGGGTTGACAAAACATTTTAATTTTAATATTATGTAGATATTATGCTTGAAGTTCGTGGTTTTAAGGTTAGGGATTTTAGAGATAAGGGGTTTTTTATCGTTGATAATACATATTTGAACGGCTACGCCAAACACCTCGGAACGACCGCCTCAATGGTATATCTATCACTTTGTCGACACGCTGATAAAGAACAAAAATGTTTCCCCTCACAAAAGCTAATAGCAGAAGAGCTTGGAATAAACGAAAGGACAGTTATGGATAAGATTGGCAATCTTATCGATTGGAATATAATAAGAAAAAATAAGATAAGAAGTAAAAAGGGGAAATGGGCTTACAATGTTTATCTTTTGTTAGATAAAAGCGAATGGAAAGAACCACCTGTAGAAAAACAACAGGTGGACACCACCTACATAAAAACTACAAAACCACCTGTAGAAAAACAACAGATAAAGGATACCCATATTAAGGATACACATATATTATCTAAAGATAATACTGGAAGTGGTAAGAAAAATACTTCTCTTAAAAAAATTTCTTATGGTAATCCTGATATAAATTCGCTTATTGATTATTTCAAAAAGTGTTTTAATTTACCCGTCTTAGACGAAACAGTTAAAAAGAACCGTCATTATTGTCAACTGGCGATTAACAAGTTCGGCGGGCCGGATAAGGTGCGAGAACTAATCGACCTCGCCACCAAAAGCGAGTTTTGGGCCAACAAAATTACTTCATTTGTAACGCTTTACTACAAGGGGGTGAGAATTGTCAGTGAAACAAGAGAAAACAGGTCAAAAATCACCTTTATCAATCCCAAGTAAGTGGCGGGAAAGATTTGTCATTAAAAGAATTAAAGAAGAGGATATTTTTATCAGCCTAGAAACGAGAAACGCCATTCTCTCCGCAATGGAGAAGGGGCAAAACTTTGTCCAGGTTGGCAAATATACCCTGATGATTAACTCTATCAGCAGTATCAACCCATACTGGGAGCCAGATAATATTCCTCCTTGTCCCGATAGGAGATATAGTAAAGAACGAGCCTTGTGGTCTAGGTGTTTTGGCAAAAAGTTATTAGAAGATTAAAGGGGGTGAACAAATGAAAACAGAAACTAGAAAAAAACTAGAAAGAGCTATTGAGGAGGTGAAAAAATACGAGATGGCCGACAACCTGGCCAATCCAGACGGAAGCCTAAGAAAAAACATCGTTAAGCCGATTATTGACTTTCAGGGGCTACCAGAAGATGAAAAGCAAGAAGTAATCAACGAGTGGAACGATTATTACGAAAAAGTTTCTTATACGCCCGCATTTAAACGGTTTATTCTCCAAAGAGAAGCAATGAAAAAGGGAGATTTGGCCAGGGTTAAAGATATTGCTAAGGTGTCCAGTAAGGCCGTAAAGGAGGGCAAAACTCATATTCCCAAACCCCAAGGGCTTGATTATGAAACCGTTGTTATGGACTCCGACTGGTTGCGTTACCTATATTTTAAGAAGGTGGTTAAAAATATCAGCGAAGAGGAACGAGTTGACCCGGCTGATATTGCCCAAGGAATATTCTCTTGACAACCAAGGGGATATATGTTATTATTACTCTACAATGGGTTACGAAGAGAAAACCGAACGCAATCTAAAAATCTTCTGTGAAAAAGAGGGGATAGAGAAACCAGAAGACTATCCCCTCATCAAAAGTGGTAAGCTAGAACCCAAAGACAGGCTAAGCTACCAAGACTTAATCATCAAGTATCATTTATCACTAACTTCATTACAAAAAATAGTTAATCGTGAAAGAGCAAGATATGGATAAAGAAATTAACGATTTTGTCGAGGAAATGGAGGAAGATAAAAACCCTCAAGCGGGCCTGCCAGAAGCGGCCTCGTCAATTACTATCACCGCCAATATTGAAGGCTATTCTGCTTTAGTTACCCTGCGAAGCCCTAGACCGGAAATGCTTCTTACTAACGCTGACCTGTTACTGTCTGAAATGAAAGAAAGAGGCTACACTCCAAACCAATCAAGACCAACTCAGCAATCCTCAACTCAAGCACCAACCACCAATGGAGAAAAACATTGTCCTAAGTGCGGAGGAAAGGTTTTAAACAAAACTTCAAAGGCCGGTAAAAGATTTGAGGTTTGCGAAAATAACAAGTTTGGTTCTAGTGATGGTTGTGATTACTTCCGGTGGCTAGACCAGTAGTCGGATACCTTTTTGGGGGTTTGGGCCGTTTTAGGGGCATCTGGTGAGGTTTCTGATATATGTTTTAATAAAGTTTTTAATCAAATGACAAAACTTGTTATTGACACCAAACATCTAACCGCTCTAGAAAAACAAGGCAAAGAACTTCTTTTCAAGCCGGAGGCCGAGAAAGCCCTTGCCGACCTCTTAACACTTCAAGAAAAAGTTAATCAAGCTGTTGAAGAGGCCGCCAATTATATTTTGGAAGAGGGGTTAAAGATTTCGCCAAACTTCAAGGGAATAGTGGGAGAAAATATAAGGGCTATATCAAGAGCCTATGGGCCTAAGTTTATTGCCAATGATAAGGCCGATAGTAAGTATCTCAAGGAGTCAACCAGATATTATGTTGACAATGGAGCGATAGAAGAATACTTTAATAAACACAGTAAGTTACCAAAAGGAATAACCCAAAATGCTAGAAAAGTTAAACTAACATTCAAGTGTTCATAGTCTTATTGCTCTACCTAATAATGTTTCTTGTTGTGTTTCTTATTATTTAATAATGAAAGACAAAAAAATAATAAAAGAGCTGGCAAACTTTATAGGCGACAAGATTTCCTCAAGAGAAATGTGGGAAAGGGGGGACACCGAGGTTACATGGAATGATCTGGATATGTATAATTATACTCGCAGTGATAATATCCCCGGTGTTAAGAATAGGGTCTATTACGAGATGGCTAAAGACATTTTAAAGTTTTTAAATGAAAAACAAAAGACTAAGAATTAGTTATAGCTTGCTTAATCTTTGGGAGAGGGGGCAAACAGATTTGGCCACCGCTCTCTATCTTCACCAAGATATGCCCACCAATCAGGCAATGAAAGACGGCAAGGCAATTCATAAACAAATAGAAAAACACATTATTGACAAGGGAAAGTTACCTAGCTTTCTTAATGTATCCCTACCCCTAACCAATCCTCAACCAGAAAAAAAGATTATTGCCTCTTATAACAAGTCTTGGGATTTGTCGGGAGTAATTGACTGTCTTGATGATGATTTTTTCTTAGAGTTTAAGACCGGCACAACTCCAGCCTTCTATTACACCAGAAAATATCAGTCTCCATTTTACTTTCTACTACTGGAGATTATCGGCGAACCAAGAGAAAAGTCTTACCTTGTCAAATATAATCAGCACCAGAAAAACGGGGAGGTTATCTTGCTTTGGAAACCAAAACTTGATAAGGTTAAAAATTATATTGATACCCTGGCTCCAGAAATAGAAGAGTTCTTTTTAGAGAGAGGGATACTTAACTATTGACAAAGGGTTTATAATATGTTATGATGTTGCTACAATGATAGATAAAAGCAAAATATCCCTTATAGTTGCTATCGCTTCGTTATTATTTAGTGTGGTAGTTTTAATTTTAAAAATCCTACAATGATAAAACTTAATCCTTTTAGCTTTAATCAAATGATGAGCCAGATAAAAAAAGAAGCCGAAACAAAAAGAGCCACTAGGGAGCTAAACGAAGTCCCCGAAGAAATAATGGCCCAAATAGAGATGGAGAGGGCCAGAAGAAGCAAGTTGTCGCCGGAGATTAGAGAGAAAATTAGAAAAGGAGAACCATTCTAATGGAAGTAAAGTGATATTTATAACAGTTTTCGTAAAAGATGAAACAAGACCCATACGCTAACCAACCAAACACCTATCCGGCTGACGATTATAAGGATTTCTTATCCGAGGATAGATGTAAAAATTGTGGCTTGCCATTGCCGGAAGAGATAAAGGAAGAATATACTTGTCCGGAGTGCGGTTCAACATACACAGCTGATAAAAGACCATGATTAAAACTAAACCATATTTTTCCGCTATAAAATCAATAACATTTCGG